GCGCAAAACTAATATAACATCATTTACGCAATTTTGTAATAGTAAAATTTTGGCTACCAGGCCAACTTAGTTTAAAGTATACAACATCCTTATTGTGTGTCAAATACAACATATTATAGTAAGATGTACCTTTTATGTTATTTTCTGCTAACCAGACATCATATTGTGACTTTATTTTGAATGCCCTAGTCATTTCTTGTGGCCATCCTTTTGCTACTGGTATAAAAATTTTCCATTTAAATTTTTGGTCAAAATCTCTTTCAGTTTGAGGTGGTTGGTTTATATTCATAAGACATATTTTTCAACCAATCGATTGAAAATTATTTTATGGCCATGACGGTTAGGATGGTAACCATCTGGATTCATAATTTGTTCTTTTTGTATAGACTCCCATATTTTTTGTTGTGCATACACATAATCAATTATGTTGTGATCCAAATTATTAGGCATGTGTTTAAGATGATCTTCGAAATTCATTTCATATCCTTTTATGTGCGGTATCAGCTCATCAAATACATTGAATGCAATTTCGATGTTATGTACATTACTAATTATTTTGTCATCTAACGTTGATAAACCGCCTATTAGTTTTATGTTGTCAACATTAAACTTGTCAAGCGTTCTAACAAAATATTGTAGTGCTTTTGTGTTACGCATTTTAAAATCGTCTACAGTATAATTTTTTTGCCAAAATTCATGTATGGGAATATCTCTCGAAGTGTCTGTAACAAAAATAAAAATTAAGTCACAATTTTTTATAATATTGATATTTTGTTTCACTGTATCTAAACAATGCTTAAGACCTGTATTTGGAGTAGACAAATTTTGTACGCGATAATTTTTTTCTTTCATCAAATAGTTTTGCAGTCCAGTATGAGTTGTTTGAAAATTTTTAGAATTATTTTTTCGGACATAATTCCATTCACCACAACCCCAACTATCACCAAGTATGCCTATTAATTTACTCATGTGTATGTGGCGGAGGGAGAGAGATTCGAACTCTCGATAGACTTACGCCTATGCTGGTTTTCAAGACCAGTGCATTCAACCACTCTGCCATCCCTCCCTGTGATATATATATTATCATGTCTTTGAACCTAGACCCCTATACAAGTCCAAAGATTGATCCAGTGCATAATTTCAAGTTAATTTATGATTATTTTAACACAGAAAATTGTGATTATCAAGTTTCGATTCCTGATGTTTATGACTGGCAAGACGAACACTTGGTGCAAACAATTCAATGTGTGTGTTCATTGCTTGGCATAGATGAAAGCAAAGTAACCCTACACAGCCAAGTTAAATATTGGAGTGATAATTGTAAAATTAATTTTGTGCCTTTTGGAGTAGGACAAATCCTAGCCCATTTTGGAAAGGATCTTCAGCAAAATTACTTTGAAAAAAAGTTGCAAAAACATTTTTTATCCATGACACACAGACCTTCATGGGATCGATTGTGTGTTGCAAGTTTTTTATACAAATACTACCGTAACACGTCTTGTATCAAATTTACTAATCATGATGATGTAATACAAATGGGTATTGGCCTAGACGAAGCATATGCAAAATATTCGACTCACAGTGAACGTAAAGATCAAATATTAAACTTTGCTAAAATTTTACCGATAGATGATGTACAGGAAAAAAAGTCACCACAAGAATTGTCTAGTTTTATGTCTCGCACAAGCAGTCAGTATACATCACAGGAACTTTACAAAAAAGTTGGGGTCGAAATTGTAAATGAAACAAACCTTACTAAAGGATTATATTGCACGGAAAAAATTGCTAGACCTATTGCATATTACACTCCTTTTGTAGTAATGGGTCCTATAGGATATCTTGATCATCTACGCATGTTAGGATTTAAAACATTTAGTTCTGTATGGGATGAATCATACGATAGTCATCAAGGAAAAACAAGACTAGAAATGTTATACAAAACTTTACATGAAATTGGTAACATGGATACAAAAAAGTTAAATGATAAAACACATGACATATGTGTATACAATCGAGAATATCTACATTCTTTTCAGTGGAGTAAAAAAATGTATAGTGCTACAAAATAAAAAGTTGATACAGTGCAATTGAGTTCATAATTGTAAACCATCCTGTCAACACAGTTACCCATGGAGTTTTTCGCAGAATTGCGGCCCATAGTCCTGTCGTACTCCCAACAAAATAAAAAGGCACAAAAATGTCAGGCCTTGGTGCTAATACAGTATAGGTCAATATTGAAGATCCAATTATCACTGAAATGGCAGATACCATTTCCATGTAGAAAGCAAATGGATCTGATACATAACCTTCTCTCCAGAACTTAGTTACTTTAGTTAACAACAAATTTATTCTTCGTCAAGAGGAAAATATTTGTCTAGCACTTCGATTTGATCATGATATCTTGCAACAACTTCTATTTCTTTTTCAATTGCTTCTAACACATCTGGATGTGCTTCTCCACCAACTCCAACTGCATTTTTAAGGTACACTTCAACATTCATTGAATGTTTAGAAATATGGCCTTCTGCATGTTGACGTATGGCTTGTATCATGTTGTTCCTAGTAAATTTTGCCATGTTTTTTACTCCTTTTTGGTGGAGGATACAGGGGTCGAACCTGCGACCTCCTCGATGCAAACGAGGCGCTCTCCCAGCTGAGCTAATCCCCCAGTGGTGCTGGTGACCGGATTCGAACTGGTGACCTGATGATTACAAATCAACTGCTCTACCAACTGAGCTACACCAGCGTATTAATCACAATAGCCATCGTCTTCGATTACTATTGTTGGTTTGTGTTTTGTATTATCGTCCATTAATGATAGTATATAGCACAGATGCAACTATGTCAACGTGTTCTGTAATGCTTTACAAAATAATAATGGATATAGTAAAAGAGTAGGGGGGGTAATATTACCCCCCAGTAAATGTTAACCTTTAGTTATAATTTGATATGCACCATAAACTATGGCGGCGTATGCGGCAATGTTTACCCAACTGCCTAAAAACAGTATGATAAGTCCTACTGCAACAAGTCCAATTCCACCATGTGATGCTTTTTCTTTAAGTCTATCTGTAATCCATGTAATCATAATTGTTCTCCTCTTATAATTGGATACTTAATATTAACAAATTAACATAAAGATTGCAATATTATTATGTCGAAAACCAAACCACAACTGCAAGTAAAATAAGTGTGATGCCTTGAAACAACACTCTCATTCGCATAAGTTTGTTACTGTTTGTTTTATAAAACTTGTTATTCAATGCCATAGAGATTATGCCAATTACAACCATGAGAAGGGCCAACATCATGAAGATAAGCATTAGATAATCACCGAAACTTGTTGGCATTATTGTGTGTTAGGATCTATTACGTTTGGTCTGTAATTTGTATAGTTTTCAACAAGATCGCTTGAAATACATTGAAGTGCAAGACCATCTAGATCCTTTAATTCATATTCGATATTGTTTTTGGCTATGACACAGTCTTCCATGGTGATATACAAATATTTAGATGCAATGTTGTGACATTTTTCTGCGCCTGGAAGGCCTAAACACAAAAAACCTATTAAAAATACTGCTGTGTTCATTTACAAATATTTAGTAAATGCCTTTTCTAGTCAGTTCAAGTTGACGTGCTTCTAAATCATATCTATCCACAGACTTGGAAAGATATTCCTCAATCCATTCCTGTTTAGTTTGTACACGGAAGCTGTTTAAAATTTTTCTAATAATATTCATTTATTTGTATCTCCTACTCATGTTCATAGGTTTGCTATGCCCTGCAAAAACAATTTTATTTGTATTCAAAGGCGAAAACCTAAAACTTGAAGATGCCTTTGTGTGTGTTAGTATGTTGTGCTTAATTTTATTCATCTTTATGTTTCTCCTTATATGGGTCGGGGCCTTCACCCTTCATCCAGGCCCAACGAGCTTTGTCTTCTTCGTTGGATGGAATTATTTTTAACATTAATATTATGTTTCCTAATACTAAAATTAGTGCAGTAATAATAAAGAACCAAATATTGATTTCAATCATTAACTGGCTTTTCTTAAATTTTTTGCTCTTTTATTTTTGATGTCAATATACGCCCACTGCCAATCAGGTCCGTATTCATGTCTGCAGAAATCAATAATGTTCTCGTCATCAGCACTGAACATGTTACCAATAAAATTAGTAAACTGACCGAGACTTCTTGAAGTGTATTCAAATACTTTGTACATTTTTTCCCTTTCCCTACCATTTGTACACAGGATGCCATATCCCATGTGAATATACCCATTCGCCTAGTTTATTTTTAGTTGACATATTTGTATGCCTCCTTGACGTTTTTCTTTTGGCCTAAAGCTGTTAACTTTGTTAATGATGATATTAATTGTAAAATTTTTTGCATTGTCGATCCTTTTCTTCCATTATTAATTTATTACTAAAGAAATATAAAATACAGTGTTAATAGGTTACAGGAGGCCTGCAAAAATAACATTGTCGATTTGTTAATTAAGATATGGAAAATTTATAGATTGGCATCTTCCATGCCGGCTACTCTAAGTTTGACTATGTTGGTGATGTGCCATTGTTTTTGGTCAAGTGCTTTGATTACACCCAGCCACTTGTTGCGTAGCAAAGCCCATTCATTTACCAAAGCCTCATAATCACATACTTCATCTTCACCTTCAGCATATTTTTCTGCGTCTCTTGAAGTGAGTGCTCGCTGATAGTTTTCTAAGTATTTCTTATAGTGTTTGGTTTTAAGTCTGCGTGCTTGTATTTCTAAGTGTTTAAGAATGCCTTCTATTTCTTGCAGTTGTCGAAAGCGTGATTCTACAACTCCTGGCATTGACGCAGATTGTTTTTCAATGTTTCCATGTAGTTTGACTTCTAATGATGCTTTTTCAAGTTCTGATTCATAGTGTCCGATAGCATCGGGTATCTTAGTTACGTCTTGTGTTACAATTGAGAACCAATTCATGCGTCTTCATAATCTTCTTCATCTTCTTCGATGTCAAGATTATAACGTATTGCATCGTCTAAAGCATCATCATGCCCAATTAGTTCCCTAAGACTTTCATCATCAATGCCATTGTCCATTGCAATTCCAACAAATTTTTCAGCAACAATGGATCGATCCTTGGCTGATACGTATGATTTGATCAAACCCCAAACATCAACTAGCATCTGTGTCTCCATTGTCTATGTTTTGTATTGCTTCTTCTTCCTCTAAATTTATTTCTGGTGTCGCATGTTCATCTAATGCAACCTGATTACTTACCTCTTGCATTACAATTTCTAAGTTGTCCTTGCCCCATGCTTTTCTATAGTCAAGTATCTCGTTTCCAGTTGCTGTTATATATTTCAAACGATTGCCTTGCTGTGTAATAAGGCCTTTCTTCTCAAATAAATCTAAAAGACCTGAATATGGATCCATGCCTGTTTCATATGGAATCTTGATTTGTACTCCTTCAAATGGTTTGGCAAATCTTGTCTTCATTACTTTACATGCGGCTCGGATACCCCTTACATCAGTTATTTTGTTGCCTGCTTCGTCTTCTTTAAGTTTTAATTTTTTCATTGCAACCACAATACTTGATGCATACACAAAGCCTTGTCCGCCACTAATTTTATCATCTGGATCAAACATGTCTTGCGATGCATATGTATGATTGGTTGCTACCATGCCAACATTCAGACTGCCGAACATGTTTACACAATTTCTTACAAGTGCTGTTAAGGCCTTAGGCTTTCTGCCCAGGTCGCCCTTCATGTCACCTTTGTTGAACTGATCAACATCAGTAGGAGTCATCATCATGCCCAAAGAGTCTAAAACAAATAATACTTTTGGTCTGTCTGTTGGCTCCTTGTCGCCATAATCAGTTTTGTATTCTTTTACAAAGTTTGATATAGTTTTAGCAACATCATCTATCATGCTCATGCCAAGTCTTAGTAATTTGTCCTCTGAAGTATCTACACCCACAGCTCTTAGCCACGCCTCATCAAGTGCATTTTCCGAATCCACAAGTATCACAAATATATTCTGTTTTTGTGCTTCCCTAATTATGTTTCCTGAACAAATGTAAGATTTGCCAGATCCTGATTCGCCTGCAAATACTGTGACTTTGCCTAGTGGAATGCCTTTGTAAAAGTCTCCGGATATCAAATAATTCAGTGCATGATTGCCTGTGGATATCCAATCTGTAGGATCATTAAATCCAATGCCAAGTCCATCTATAGATTTTGTAATGGACTTTCTAAATTTTGTTACATCAAATGGTTTGACCATGTTGCTCCTTTATTATACTTTATATTCAAAACAGTAGTTTGTCAATTCAAAATTATATTTCAAAATAAAAATCTCCATTTACATTGTTTTGCCAAATTTTTTGTAGCGTGTCCAAATCAGCATCAAAGTTGCCAATGTTTATGTGTGCACCAATAATTGAAACATTTTTCTGTTTACACCAATTTACGTACTCAACAAATGGTTGCACAGAAAAAGGTCGTCTCAAAGTAATACGAATGTCCCCACTAAGGTTATCAAAATTGTTTGTATCAGAATCTTCAATGTTGTCATCACTATTAAACCATTTGTTAAACAATGATCGCCCTAAATTGCTGTACTGTATGCTAATCTGATGCCTATCAAATGTTGTAATAGAAGTATCAAATTTATTTTTACAACTCCACACATTGGTTGTGTAGTTACAATAATCAAATTCATATGAATATTCTATATCATGTATCAACGAATTTATAGAACGAAAAGATTCAACTAATTCTGGTTTGACTTTCTGAAGTAATGGAATAATAGGATATGTTTGTTGTATTTTTACCCAATCGCGATGGCAATTATTAAGCCTAGTTTGTGTCCAATCACAATTGATGTAGGTATTGAAAATATCTATTTTCAATTTTTCTTGGAAAAAATGATTTATATGTATGATAACATCAGACAGCCTATCAATTGGAATAACTTTTTTAATATTGCTGTGGAATTTATTATTTTCACCAAGTTGCTGAATGTAATATTCAGCAACTTTAGAAGGTGTAAAAGACAGTGTGTCTTTTGTTCTCGCAAAAATAAGTTTCAAGTGATTATTTTTGTTGTCTTGCTCTGATCATTGCCAGGATGTCTTCTGCTTTTGAATTACTCCCATTTGTTGTGGCAGGTTGTTCTGCAGGTTGTTCTGGTTGTGGAGCAGGAGTAGGCTCGGGTGTCGCAGACACAGTTGGCTCAGCAGTTTCAACTTTTACTGCTGGAGCAGGTTGTGGTTGAGATGTTGTGCCACTGCCTGTCATTGGCGCTCTAAGTCCTGCAGGCCTAAAGTATTGTGAATACTTTTCTGCGTCATAGGGCTCACCATCCACTGATGCTCTGAACATTTCTTCCATCACCTTGATTTCAACTTCGCCAGGCTTTTTAGGCAAAAAGTCACCAAGGTTGTGTAAACCATGTGTTTCAATGGCCTTGTGTTGTTCTTCTGATAGTGGAGTTGTTTTTCTTGACCACTTGGATGTGGAATAGTCAGCATAACCACCTTTTGTAGTTTTGTTGATTCTAAAGTCAACACCTCTTGTGTAGTCTGTTGGCAGATCCTCCATCTCCGGATCCATTAGTGCTGACTTTATAATATTAAAAATCTGCGGACCAATAATAAATCTTCGGATAGGATTATCTGGAGCATCTTCTTGCAGTGGCGATGTAGTCACAAAGCCTTGGAAAACGTATGAACGTTTTTTCCAATATTTTCTACCTAAGTCTTCCAATGATTTGTCTTTGAACCATTGTCTTACTTCTGCAAGTATCGAACATGCATCACCATACATTTCCATGCATGGTACTTGCACTTGTACTGGACCTGATGATGCATCACCTTTTACTGAATTAAAAGGCAGTTTTATCATTGCTCTTTCAGTCCAAAAGAAAGTGTTGTTAGAGTCACCATCGGGTAAAAATCTAAGTACTGCTTCTGAATTTTCGGGAATATTCCAATGTGGATATATTGCGTTGTCTCCAATTTGTCCTTCACCTGCTGGTTTAGAACTTTGAGCCTGGAGTTTGGCTCTTATATCTGCCAGTGTTGCCATAATGTAAGCCTCCTTTGTTTTGCCTAGTGTGTATCACTGTAATGCATATTATATACGCATCGTTATTCTTTTGTCAAGAATTATTTTGTAAAGGCGTCTTGGTAGTCGGATTGTTCATAATCCACTGGGTCTATCACATTATCCATTTCGGCTATTTGTGCGTCCATCCAATGTTCTAGATCTGCTGTTTCGCCTTGATATTTTCTTTTATAGAATTTGCCTAATTTGCCTTTGTCTACAGTTTTTCCTTTGATATCTTTGTATGCTTTGATATCTTCTGGTGACTTTCTTACTTCATCTTTATACTTGTCATCTGTTTTGATTCTTTTCATGTCTTGCAAATATTTGTTTGCCAACTTTATTGCTGTGCCTCTCAGTGCTTTAATTTCCTGATTTGGTTTTGCAAATAGTTCTCCTGACGCAGACAGTTGTGATTCCATATCAGATGCAAAATTAACAATTGCATCATCTTGTGGTTCAGCGGATAAGAATCTTGTTGCAATGTCTCTTAATATTGTCATAAGTTTTAGGTCAACATCTTTCTGCTGTGATCTTAAATTGTTTTGTAGGGCGTCATATGAATCATCTTTTCTTAATATTAGTTTAGAGTTTGGATTTTTGACATAATTGTCCACATATTGTGCATACCTTGATGCTGTGGATCCTTGTGTCATGATATCACTTCTTGTCTTTGTATCGGCATCGTCATCGGAAGGTTTAAGTTCATTGATAGGTAAAATTTTAAATGCATCAACTAGATCTTCGTCAAATGTTTCTTTGGTGAATGTTTTTACAAGTCCATCAATTGTGTCTTGTGTGTTTTCTTCAACAGCATTTGCAAGTTCTTGTACCGCATTTTCATACGTGTGTTGACTTTGCAGTTTGCCTAATAATTTTTTGGAGTCGTATATTTTGATATTGGCGGCATCTATATAGGATTGTGTACTTTCGTCTATCATGCCATTACGTTGTGCATATTTTGTAAATTTTCTCATAGTGGCTATTTCTTGTACCTGTCTACAAATTGATTCGCCAACTGCATCATAAGGATTGCCACCTTTGGCAACGTGCATCTGCATGGCTCTTGCACCATTCAAATAATTGTATGGAAATCGGAATCTTTCTCCAAGGTTATTTTCGATAAAAATTGCTTTGATGTTTCTTGACCTTGCCCCAGGCACTGCTTCATCTACAGCTTTGGAGTGTCTAATAATCATTTTTGTTTTTTCTAATGGTCTATATGATGTTCTTGTTGTGCCGTGCATTTTGTTTTCCTGTACTGTATTTACTTGAGATAAAAATTCAAAGTCACCTTGTTCAAGGTCTAATTTTTCAATGTCTTGCGGTTTGAAACCTAGGTTATGTGTAATAGCAAATTCTCTCATGGCCCTTGCAAATTGATACCAATTTTGTTGATCTTGTTCTTCTAATGAATCAGCAAGGTCTCTATTGTAAACTAACCTTAAATTTTCTTCATCAACTGCTATTGATACAGGGTTATTGTTCCAATCAAACTTGAAAAACCTTGCAAGTTGTGGATCTGTTGTGGTTTGTGCTTGATCATCGCCAAGTGTGAGATGCGAATAACGTGATTTAAGTTCATCAAATAAGTCTTGTGCTACGAGATTCAAGTCCATTATGATATTTATGCCATTAAATGCTTGAACGTTAGATTAGTCTATCTGAGAAACTATTAGATTATTTTTCCATGGATTGAATCTAAATTTAAATTTCCAGTTTCTTTCTTTATCAAAGTTGTATGTTAATATATTCCAAACAGTGTTAACGTTGCCAGTAATCTGTAGACTTTTGTCTGCAAAATTTAAAAACCAATCTACTCTTAATTTAGGATTTGTATAATCTTCAACAGGCAGGTCTACTATTTTTTCGAAAGCATTTATTTGCGATTGTAAATTTCCGTCAACATCAAATGTTTCAATATGTCGAGACTCTGTTTGTATTATTGGTTTTTTAATTAGCCTCGAAGCAAGTAAATTAATATCTTGATCAGTGTTAACTTCTTTGGCATACTCTTTTTGTCCAATAGGGATATATGAGTTTCTATATTTTTGTATAGAAAGATCCACTGCGTCCTTGTATTTCTTGTTAATTTCTATACCCGGGAGAAACTCTCCATCTAACAAACCACAATCAACTACACTTATTTTTAATTCTATGCTCTGCGGTATCGAAACAAATTGTTTGCTTAAATTAAATTTTTTATATACATGATCTGATATGTAGGAAAAGTTTTGTATAAAGACATCATTAGCAAATGTCTCACTCATAAAAACGTCTATAGGTCCTAGGTCAAGTAAATTATTGTCGCACTCTAAAAAATCATTATGGAAAATTTTTATCTTGTCCGATAGTCCGGCAGTCTCTACTAGATGTTTTGATAATTCATAGTTTTTTTTATCAATTTCAAAAGCATATACTTTATCAGCTCCTGAGTCAACTGCCATAACTGATAAAATTCCCGTGCCACTGCCGACATCCAAAACGGTTTTGCCTTTGATATCATTTAAACATTTTTTATAAAAAATATTTCTAGGTGCGTAGTTAATCATGGCAAGATCTACACCAAATCCAGACTGAAAATTTAAATTTCTTAGAAAATATTCTTTATTGTTTTCCATTTTTAATAAAATTTATTAGTACTACTATTGCTACTAAGTTGGAGTTCACCACCATACTTATGACATTATTATAGGCATAGGCAAAACCAATTCTTCATCACTATCACGCAATCTATCGAACAGTTGTTGATCCCATGCAGATATGGTTGATGCCATACGCACTGCTAATAGTGTAGACATCACTAGATCATCATGCTCACCTGGCTTTGCTTTGAAGGAGTTGCCAGATGCAACAAAATTTTTTAGCTCTGATACTAAATTTTTTGACTTGATACTCATGGAATCATTTTCTAACATCTGTTTAAACTTAGCACATGCGGACATTTTGCTATTGTGTGTGGTGTTATAGCCTTTGCGGAATCTTCGCACATGACCTTTTTTGATTGTTTCTGATAAAAACTGTCCTGGAATATTTTCTTCACCTATGTCCGATATTGCAACTAGTCCTGCTTCACCAATGGTATTATTTTCAATGGAATAATATATTTCAGGATTACTGACGCCTTTAGCGGCAAGGTCATCAGCAAGTTTTTCTATAATTTGTTTCAGCAATCGGATCTGTCCTTGTATAGGAGTTGAATTATGTTGCCACTCTGCAACTTGACCCATTGTAGGAAGTTCATAAACTTGTATTGCACCATAGTCACCACCTGTACCTAATGAGGGATCTAACGAGACAACATAAGCTTTATTTTTTTCAACTTTCTTATACCAACGCACATGTCCATGTCTTTCCATAGGATCTACTCCTTCTAGTTCGGCTAGTTTTGTTGCTTTGATCAGCGTTTCATCAAATATCAAAAATTCACAATCATGTTCACGTCTAAAACGTTCTTCACCTATCCTTGCTCTTTCTTCTTTGGCCCATTGATCTGTTCTTTCAGGATGCTCTCGCCAGGATGCTCTAAAGGCAGCAAATCCATTTTTGCCAACTGGTTGTTCGTTGCCATATTCATCAAGTTTTTTATTTGCTTCTTTCCATATTAAAGCAAACTGATCCTCATCTGAATTGGGTGTGGATGTTATGATGCACTTACCACCAGTTGATAAAGTAGGAGCAAGAGAAGTCCAAAACTCTGACGCTTTTGATGGCGGTTGCACGAATGCAAACTCATCACAGTAAATTACTGATAAAGACATACCTCTGCCTGTGTTTTCTGTTGTGGTGGTTGCTTTAATACGAGAGCCATTGTCAAACTCTAATGTATTCCTATTGTAAGAATAAGCACCTGCTCGTAAAAAGTCAGGCAAGTTTTCATACACAAATCTTACTCTATTCATAATATCTTGTGCACCAGTAAATTTATGAGCTGCGATCAAAATTTGTGAGTCTGGCACAAACATGGCATACCAAATAAGATATGCCGCCGCACAAGTGGTTTTCCCTGTTTGTCTTGGCAACATGGCAATCGCAAACCTGTTGTCATGATAAGTTTTTACCAAATTTTTTTGATATTCATACATATGAAACTTCATTGATCCTTTAGTTGGATGCTGTATCATAGAGTAATGCTCCATGAAATACAATGGTCCATTTTTAGGATCCATACATTTATTCAGTTCTCTAATCTCTTGATCAGTAAATTTAATTTTGGCGTGTGCCTTTTTGGTGAGATTACCTTGTAAACTTTGTCCCATAATTGTATTTACGGTGTATTATTTTGAGATATTTGTAAGTGATGAACCAGAATAACCATCTGACTGTTTAAGTTCAAATCCTTTGTGGAATACATCTTTTGGTTTGTCTTCTTCTGGTGTAATTACTTTGCCACCGCGCTCGTCTTTGCCATCGTCTTGTCTTAGTTTCATTAGTTCCTTAAACATGGTCATATTGTATTCGTCCCCATATAAAGGATCATCTTCTGCGGTGTCATCTTTGTATTCAGCATCAGTAAGTTTAGGTTCGTATTCTTTTTCTTCTGGCTTGATTTCAGTTGGATCTGTTGGGTGTTTGACTCTGATGTGATCTCCTGCGATGCCAAATTCATCTTTTAGCACTGACTCTAATTGTTGATATCCAATTGGATATTGTGTTTCTACATCAAAAATTGTTACTTCTACGTTTTTTAGTCTTGTAAATTCATGCGGATGTTCTTGGACAGGTGTAGATGCAGTCTTTTTAAAGTCCAATGTTTCATATTTGGTCATGTAATTTTTAAGTTTTGTTTCAAAATTTTCAGGTAATTCTCCAGCAATCTTAATTCGTGCTTGGTATGTCTTTACTGCTTCTGCAAGATATTCTTTGAATGTTTTCATTGTGTATTATTTATCTTTGTCCTTAGATGCAAGTATTTGTTTTATCAGTTCATTTCTATCTGCGATCACTGTGCCAGTGCCTGTTACGGCATCATCATCACCTTGATTTTGGTCTAATTTCAATTTTTTAAGTTGTAATTCAATCATTTTAAGTTTTTTGTCAACTTTAACGTTTTTTGCATTAATGGCATTGTTCATCATTGAAGAAGCAACTTCCATAATTCTTCCTGCAAATCTAGGCTCTATGTTCATGCCAAGATCCATTAGATCTTTGTAAGCTTGGAAGGATTCGTTAGAGTATTGATCTATTTCCTTATCATCTTCAAGTCCATCCACTTGGGGCAGTGCGGCATCAATCTTATCCAGTCCAATTTTTTCTTGTATCAATGCATTTGCTTGTGCATCATCTTTGTCATTTTGTTCTGTCTCTAATTTATGTTTTAGTGTTTCGGGAGTTTCCTCAGGTTTTTCCAAATTGAACAATTCTTCTAGTTTTTTAGTCATTTGGATTTACCTGGACGTCCTGTCCTCTTGTTAAATTTTCCCTTACGTTTAGCAACATGTTTTTGTTTACGTGCAAGTCTTCCCAGTCCTTTCAATTTAACTGCTTTGATCATTGCTTCATACAATTCACGTGTGTCAACAACTATTTCATCTTTGGACATGCTATTATTTAAAGATGTCTGACTCAGTCAACACTCTAAAGCGAATGCCTTTGTGTTTGGCCCATTTGTTGGCCGCTTCCCATTTTGCTCTGTTTACCACAAGTGCGGCTCTATTTTGTGCATTTTTTCCAACTGATTCAAATTTAGCTTGATTGTTTGGTTTGACTTCTATTAGTTCAGCAACACGTTTTTGTTTTTTGTCGTTATACACGATAAAAAAGTCAGGAACATATATTGTATTTTTTCCTGTGAGTGGATGCCTATATGGAATCTGTATTGATTCAGATGCCCATTGGGTTATTGATGGATTGTTGTCACAGAATCTCATGAAGGCAAATTCCCAAGATGATCTATATCTTGGTGTTTTTTTGCCAATGTACTTGCCAGTATTTTTTGGCTTGAATAATCCTGAAGCCCATTTATTCATTATGCCTTAATGTTTCTTGATACATGACTTTGGGCAGTTCTATCATTCTTATATCCTAACACAGAAGTTTTGTATCTATATGCGTTCAGCACTTCGGTCACAAGTTGTGATAGTTGGACTGGATCTGAAGGCTTAAGAGTATCAAGCACAGTAAAGACATCAACATTGTCCGTCTTGGCTTGCTTCATCAACACATACGCGATACTTTGTGCAGACTGTAGGTCGTAATCTCGTGATGTAAAAAAACCTACAGTTGCATCATATTCAGCGCCATCTAGTTCTACACGTTGTTCTTCGATGCCGCTTAAAAATTCTACTATGGATTGGTTGCCTTTGGCAGATGTAACACCAATGTTTGATAGTGGTGTCCGTGTTGATCCGTTTGCTGATGTTGTTGATGATCCAGAACTGGTGCCTGCACTGCTGGAGCCTCCGTATGCACTAACCAAGGTAATATCCTCCTGATCCTGTTGTGGTCCCGGCAGATGTGCCTTGTCCACTAGCGGCATTGTTTACATTTACAGTTGCAACTGTTTCAGTTGCTAATGGTGACTCTAAAAACTTTGCGTATTCTTGTCCAGTAACTTCATAAACAATTTTATCTTCTGAGATAAGTTTAGCCGCTACATTTGTTGCATTATCAATGTAAGAGTTTTGTTCTGTTTCAGTAAGACTATCCCATGCAGTGTCAACAGAATTAAGATCAATACTGGTGTCTATTCTATATCCCACAAATTTAGCAAACTTTAATTTTGCGTCATAGTTTGCATCCAGGTAAAATTTTATTTGTTTGCTGTTCAAGGATATTTTGTTTTTGTCATTTGTTTTGATTGTTAATCTTTTGTCTTGTATCTTATTTTCATTGTTTTTGTTTTTTAAATTTTTTGGAAAACTTACACCTGGCTTAGATGTTGCGCCAATATTATTTGTGCCAGCTCTTACTGCATCTTTGACAACACCTATTATTTCTTCTCTTGCTCCTCTAATTGCTTTACCTGACTTAATTTTTTCGTATGTTGTTAGTGCAGAAAGGCCTGCTCCTAAGATGTTACCCCTACTGAGTAAACTTGCAGTCTTTGTGATCCCGCCCAGCACTCCAAATATTGAATCGCCACCAGTGCTGTTTGGTGATGGAGTATTGTCATAATGGAAAGTTGCAAACCCTTGTGGGTCGACGCCTATTTCACCGTTCCTCAACTTCACGCCAGAATATGATATTGAAAAGGAATGTTCGTTAATGCCAGCTCCATCAGTCTGATCCATTGAGCCATTGTTCCAATCATTAACCACAGGATTCATCATTTTGTATTCTGTAAATAATCCTCTACTTAACTGGAAAATAGATATTGATGTGAAAAATCTTTCATTGTTGCCAGTGTCAAGTCCAAAACGATCATACCTTGTATTAGTGTTTCCAAATGTTGCCGCTTTATATGAACCCTCCTGTCTGTTTGTATCAACAATATAATGTTGATAATAGGATCTCCAAAATGCAGTTGCGGTGTCGGCCATGTCGTCATGCAACACAACTGAAACTGGTTGGTAAGTTATGCCTGTCTGTACATAATTTTTATAATTGTACTGATTTTTTTGTTCTACATTAAAACTGTAAGACGGTAAATCACATCTTTTAACCAACATTCCTAGTTCAAGTTTTTCTGTGGAATTTATAGATACTCCTGTTGCAAGTGGATTGATTTCAAACACAACATGATATAAAAATCTATTTTTTGGAGCAAGTGCAAAAGTTCTATCAGTGTATAGTCTTGCCGCGTGTTGATAGTCACGCATGGTGTCTCCACCAAGCAGTTGCCTTAAAAAGTTAGAACGCCAGTTTGCCATTTGTAATATTTATGGCGTTAAAAAAGTGCTTGATTAAAACTAAATTCCGCCGCCTGTTACTGCTGTAGATACTGTTCTTGCTACTGCAGAACCAATGCCTGTGCCTCTTGGAGTTTGTATTGCATTATCATATCTAATAGACATAGTAATCTGTACAGGCTCTGAAGTTGCATACGCAAGTGTACCATACTGAACGTTGTCCAAGTAACATCCGAATAGTTCGTATGTTTCTAATACAGTTGGAGTATTTGCACCATTGCCACCATCAAGCATTTCTATTCTTGATGTGAACTTGTAATCTTGGCCTGATGCAGCTGATGATTGTTCAAAGAAATCAAATTGTTTCTGTAACTGTTCGCCAGTAAGTTTTGATACTTCATTGTTTACATCATCTCTTACGTTCAATGTAATTGGATCCCATGTATGTTTTCCAGCCATATAAACTCTTGAGTTGTATGCATCTAATGTTATTTGATCAAATGTTAAGTTTGGTCTAGTTACATCAACAACCTGTTTTGTAATTTCCGACCTAGGAGTTGATACACCAAAATTTTCAAGTATAATTCTAAACCTATACTGTAGTTTAGGCATCAACAAGCCTTGTGAGGCTGATGATTGATCACTTGCTAGTGGCACTGTAAATTTAGATAGTGTTGATACTGACATTTTGTTTTATCTCCTAGTACGAATATTTACTATTCATTTCTCCTTTTATTCAACTTGTACCTTTAAAGGCCAGCTGCTATTTCTCCTGTATTCTTTAATCTTATTGGAATAAAGATGAATTCAACTGCTTTGACTGGTTCAATTGCAACATCAACGAACAGTTCATTTCTGTCTATCCTTGCTGGTGTGTTGTTGCTTTCGTCACATACCACAGCAAAGTCAAACAATGCTCTTTGTGATGTTAGTTCAAGTAAGAATGATTCAATGGCTTGTTTTATTTCATTCCTGGTCAGTGCATCATTTGGTTCAAAGATAAATGGTCTTGCAATCTTATCCAGTTGTAGTCTTGTAAATGCTACCAATCTAGCAACGTTTACTCTATCGAGTGCTGATGCAGTTAACTGTCTTGTTTTTTGTCCAAAACAAACAAGTCCTGATCCTGTTACAAAACTAATTGGATTGATGTTTACAGATTGCAATGAATCTCTCAAGCCTTCTGCAACTGCTGTGGTCTCAAATTCACCTTCTGAATTTATAAATCCAACTGATGATGCATTATCAATTGCGCCTCTTCTAACACCTGCTGGTGCAAACCATGGAAATGCCACTTGATCATTAAATGCAATAGTTCTTAACATCATATGTGATGGTGGTACTGCCACTGACTCACCTGCTAGATCTGTTGTGAATCCTGCAGGATAATACACGCCTGTAAATGAATTTGTAGTTACAAGTCCATCTTCTCCGTTGTCAGCAGCTCCGGCTGTGTTGTTTGCATAATTTGTAATTGCAGTTGAATTTGGTTCTAATCTAAATGGAGTGTCACCAACCACAAAAGCAGTTTCTTTTCTGTCTGCATTTAGTGTTTCTAGATTGGTAATCAACTCAGGATATCCTGGAGCAGCTAATAAGTTATACTCACGCTGTTCTTCTCTTAGTTCTGTTGTTGATTCAACAGTTGACTTCAATGCTTCAACAATAATGTTTCTCTGTGCTTTTCTTCCCATGAATGGTGAACCATCTGTTTTCAATCCTGATTCTGTTAACCATGCATCTTTCTCAGTCGGTAGTGTAGGAAACTCTGTTGTGCTTGGGAAGTTTGTTCTTGTAAAATAATTCTTCCTAAACTTTTTAACGTTATAACCTGAACGTCTTAGATTAAATCCTAACATTCCTTTAGGGTAAAGTGCTGGATCTGGCTTATCGATATCCAGATATGTTGATGTAAGCAGATCTGTAATCAAAGTCACTTCGTTGATTACATCTTTTGTCCCATCACTATGAAAGCGGAAATCTGCAAACAAAATACCATCTTGTGATGTTTGGTCAGTGTTGTCTAGTTGCACAAATTCTTGACCAGATGTTTGTGATGAGTCATATCTGTATAGTTTTGGATAATTTTCTAAGTCTGATGTGTTTAACCATAGATCACCATCAACAAGTGCTGTACCATCTGTCTGTGTTGTAGGTTCAGTGGCTGAAATAATTGCTCCATTTGGATCTGTATTTGATAAGTTAAAGCCTCTTGCATCTGATGACACATTTTGATATCCAGTCCATGTTGTGCCGTTGTGTATCAAGATATCAACTTCATCAACAACAGTTTGATACCATAATTGGTTGTCTGCTGGATCTTTAGTTGGTTCGTTCACAGATTGTATCGCTGTAAAAGTTGTGCCAGTGTCAGGTGTGTTTTCAACTGGTCCCCAGTTAGAAGCAACAAATGAATAAGTTGCGGGTAAACTTGGAGTTGAAGAATAATCTTCTTTGTCGCCTGTAGGAGCAACAAATAGGGATGCAATTTTTTCTGTAGTTAGATCAGAATTGCTACCATATGAATTTGCTTTTGCTGTGCCAAATCCTATATCTGCCATTGCCCCGCCTGTGGTATCTGAGAAATAAATTTGTCCACCTAGTGTGTGTCTTAATTTAATTCTTTTACTAGCGGCATCATATTCTGCCTCCACATTTTCAAATCCAGCGGCACTAATTGCTGATACAAAGTCATCTGCATCTTCACCACCAATGCTCACTGTTCTTTCAACAAGTATACTGGAAGAAGTATTTGCAGTTGCACTTGTGTTTAGAATAGTTTCTGCCATTTTAATGGCATCACCATCTGAAAAGCCAGCGGCTGTTTTGGTTGTAATTTTGTTTGAGACAATCTCAGTAACTGATCCTACACCTTTTAATCTTACAAAAGGCACGTAGTCAATTAATTCACCGTTCTCATCAGTTGAATCATCCCACTCATCTTCGCCTGAATTTACTTGCACAAACACATCATTTGTTGTAAGGTTTGCACCACCGCCTGCTCGATCAAGTTGTTGAAGTGCTTGTTCTTGTGTTTTAAACACAGGTGATGTTACAGTTTCGAACACTCCGGTTGTTGTGTTGTATTTTTTAAGGCTAATGCTTGCCCCACCATTTGGTTCTGTTGTTTGAATGAATACAGATCCAGTTGGCTTAGGCGCAGAGTCTGAGGATCTAAAGCCATGGTCTTCTGTGTGTTGACCAATGAAAACCTTTGGCACATGATATCTACCTGAAGTAATACCAAGTTGGTTAAGAGCACTGACTGTACTGTCGCCAACGTTGCCAATGATTATTGTGGATGCCACTGCTGTTGTAGAAGAATCATCACCTGTTGCTCTTGGGATACCATAAATTTCTAGCTTGCCATCAA